ATCGCGCAAGAGATCGATACCACCATCTATTTACTTAAATTCAAAGGTTAATATGCCACTCGTTAAATCCAAATCACCAGCAGCAGTAGGCGAGAACATCAAGATAGAGGAAGCGGCGGGCAAACCCCCACGCCAAGCCCTAGCGATTGCTTTAAGCGTTCAAGATAAAGCAAAGGCTCGTAAGAATGTATTAGAAGCCGCTTATAAAAAGCATATGAAGTCTAGCGAAGAAAAAGGCGAAACCAAAAAAGAATCAAAAAAGACAGAAATGGGTGAAATGTAATGGCTAACTGGATCGCAGGTGCAATTAAGCATAAGGGCGCATTAAAAAAAGAATTAGGCGTTCCTGAAGATAAAACTATTCCTAAAGGCAAACTTGAAAAAGCCGCAGAAACTAAAGGCAAAGAAGGCCGTAGAGCTAGACTTGCTTTAGAGCTAGAAAAGTTTAGTAAAAAATGAACCGCAAGGATGCCATTCGTGCCGCTATGGATAAGCACGATAAGCCTATTCCCAAAACTACTGTTGGTAAGGGCAAGAATTACTTGCCAGCCAGCGAAGGCGCAGGGATGACGGCTAAAGGCAGAGCAGCGTATAACGCTAAGAACGGATCACATTTACAAGCACCCCAAGAATCAGGCTCTAGGCACGATAGCTTTTGCGCTAGGTCTAAAGGCTGGACAGGGGAACGAGGCAAAGCAGCTAGAGCGAGGTGGCATTGTGGCTAAAAACGGATTGTATGCAAATATTCATGCAAAGCAGGAACGAATCAAGCATGGTTCAGGCGAACACATGAGAAAAGCTGGCAGCAAGGGCGCGCCCACAGCCAAAGACTTTAAAGAATCTGCCAAAACAGCCAAACAACGCAGAAAACACATTGAAGATGCTATGAAGGATATGTAATGGAACACATGAACCACAAATACAAAAAAGAGAACGCATTATTGCGCCCTCATAAAGAATCTACCTTTGAAAAGCAACAAGCTGACCGTATTGCTCGTAGAAAGCTAATCGCTAATAAGCTTAAAGACTTGGATAAAGAGGTTAAGTAATGCCTACACTTGCAGACGCTCTCAGGGGATATACACCCCCAACTACATCGGCACTTGCTGACCCAATCAAAGAGCACTTTCGCAATTTGCCACAAACAACGGCTCAAAACGCAATAAACACCAATACTATGGTTCAAAACGCCATGCCGTACAATTTTGACCCTCGTTCAAGCGGTGTAAACCCTAATTACGATCCACAAGCATCTAAAGATTTTGCAAACTTTATGCCCAATATGATGAATTCTGTTGCACCAAGAAAAGAAGTTATTGGTGGCGTATTTGACAAAGTAATGGGTTTGTTTGGCAAAGGTGAAAAAATACCGCAAATGCCTAAAGGTGTCGTATTTGAAAATTTACATCCTGATGTGCAAGCTAGGGTAAAAGAAGGAATGATTGCTCCTGCTGATGCTCAATGGATGAGTGATTATGCTCATACAGAAGGAAATCCTTTAGTTGAAACTGGTACTGGTGCATGGAAAGACCAATCAGAGCGTATGCAAAATTTTGCACAAAGAATGAAAAATGGTGAAATAGCAACGCCTGAACATTTCAAAGGTAGTTTCTAGTTCAACAACAAACAGACAAAATAGAGTAGAATTAACTTATCTTAATCAACCACTTGGATAAGGTATGGAGAATAAACAATTAAAGAATATTAAGGGAGCAGGTAGACCTGCTGGTAGCCCTAATAAGTCCACAGCCCTTGCTAGAGAGGCGATCGCTAAGTTCGTGGATGGTAACGCTGACAAACTTCAACAATGGCTTGACGAGATCGCTATGAACGAGAAGCTTGGCCCTAAGGTAGCTTTTGATTGCTTTATGCAAGTAGCTGAGTACCATGTGCCTAAGTTAGCTAGGACAGAACACACATCTCCTGAAGATGAACCAGTTAAGATCATTCACGAACACAAGTTCTTAGATTGAAAGAATTAGTTAAGAAATACGAATATCCCTATAAATCACGGGATGCGTTTCTAGACTTCCATAAACGGGATCAACGCTGGGCTGTATTGGTTTGCCACCGTAGAGCAGGCAAGACTGTAGCTACAATTGCAGATACTATCCGTAGAGCTATTATGGATAAAAAGCCTGATGGTAGGTATGCTTATATAGCCCCCTTTTATGCACAAGCTAAAAACATAGCGTGGGATTACCTTTTAAAGTTTGCAGAACCAGCCATTGTTAAGGCTAATCAATCAGAATTGTGGGTGGAACTTGTCAATGGAGCAAAAATTAGACTGTTTGGTGCTGATAACCCTGACGCTTTGCGTGGCCTTTATCTTGATGGCGTGGTATTAGACGAGTATGCAGACATGAAACCCCGTCTTTGGGGTGAGATTGTTAGACCATTGCTGACAGATAGACAAGGCTGGGCTACCTTTATTGGTACTCCTAAAGGACACAATGCGTTCTATGACATCTACAACGAAGCCCAAAAGAACGATAATTGGTATGTTAAGACACTAAGAGCAGATCAGTCAGGGCTATTACCCGAAGCTGAGTTACTAGATGCCCAAGCCACAATGTCAGATAACCAGTACGAGCAAGAGTTCTTATGCTCATTTGAGGCAGCCATTATTGGAGCGTACTATGGACAAGAGATGCGTAGGATTACTGATATGGATAGGATTACTACTGTTGATTACGACCCTATGTTTCCTTGCCATACCGCTTGGGATTTGGGATTTAACGACAGTACAGCGATTTGGTGGTTTCAAGTGGTCTATGGGGAGATACGGGTTCTAGATCACCACTCATCTAACGGTCAGGCTGTGCCATTCTATACAGGATTGATTGCCCAAAAAGAAGATGAGTTTGGGTATAAATACGGATACCATTACCTACCCCATGACGCTAGAGCAAAAACTATGGCATCGGGTGGCAAGAGCATAATCGAACAATTTGCAACAAAAATTGACATAAAACATCTTAAAATTGTTCCAAACTTATCACTTCAGGATGGAATACAGGCAACAAGGCTTGCATTAACTCGCACTTGGTTTGATAATAGATGCGAAGAAGGTATCGAATGTTTGCGTCAATATCAAAGGGAATGGGATGATGATAAGAAAGTATTTCGGGATCGCCCCAAACACGATTGGACAAGTCACTCTGCTGATGCTTTCCGTTATCTATCAATCGTATGGAAAGATGAGGATAGCCCTATCCTTAAAGACACAAGAGTTACAGGACTTCATGTCGGTCAAACCGATGTCAGCTTAAACGAATTATGGAAACAAACCCCCAAATCAACTTTTAAAAGGATTTAATCATGTCAGGCGTTAATCAACCATTTGGAACATTCTACGAAACCGTAGCCGCATCACAGACTGCTCAAGTTTTAGGCGTAACTGGCGCAACAGGCGATACTTTGATGCGTTTAATTATTACCGTAAATACTGCCGCATCTTCTACTGTTGCATTGTTAGATGGCGCAACATCTTATGCAATCTTGGGCGCAAACACCCCAATTGGTATCTACCAAATTGAAGTTGGTGCTGTATCAGTTAGTGGTGCTTGGAAGATTACTACTGGCGCAGGCGCAACTGTAATGGCTGTAGGCAACTTTACCTAAGGATTTATATGGATCATACATACCAAGATTGGTATACCACGATTGCTGGCTACGAGCGTAGCTTTAAGGAATGGGAAGGCCGCACAGATAGAATCATTAAACGATTTAGGGATGACAGTCGCACTAGGAACAATCCTAACGCCAAGTTCAATATCCTATGGAGCAATGTCCAAACCATTACCCCAGCTATCTTTGCAAGACTTCCACGCCCTGATGTAAGTCGCAGGTTTCGTGACAATGATCCAATAGCCCGTGTTGCATCAATGATGCTTGAGAGAGCATTGGATTACGAGATCACCCATTATGGTGACTATAAGTCCGCAATGAGCCAATCGGTTCAAGACCGTTTACTTGGTGGGCGTGGTACTAGCTGGGTTCGTTATGAGCCACATATTGTTGGTCAAGCTAAAGAAGATGCTATGGAAGGTGCTGATGTACCTGAAGATGGCTTTGAAATTACCAGCAATACAGACGAAGCAGAAACCGAAGGCGGTATGTACCGTGAAGATCAAGAGCGCATTGAGTACGAATGTGCGCCTGTTGATTATGTTTA